GATTAATGGTTATGACGCTATTGTTTCTAACCAGTTAGCTAATAATGACGCAATCTTCGGAGACTTTAGTCAGTTCATCGTTGGTATGTGGTCTGGTTTAGATCTAACAGTTGATCCATATGCTGGTGCAACTGCTGGAACAGTAAGAATCATAGCGTTACAGGATATCGACTACGCTATTCGTCAGGCCGGGGCATTCTGTTTCGCAACTTAATATGAAAGTTGAGTTAATCAGAGGTGTGTTGATAGCTGGAGTCCATAAGGACTCTGGCACAACCATTGATGTGGATCATGATTTAGCTAGATCGCTTATAGGCAGCGGTAAAGCTGTAATTCCTGTTGTTAAGGCAACACCAAAAGCAAAGCCTAAATCTAAAACTAAAACTGTTGTTAAGGACGACTGACATGGGCTACAACCGAGCTAATTTAGAAAGACTAGATCTATTAACAGGTCTTGGTACTTCTACAAAAACTGCTACTGGAAACGGTACAGGTATTGATTTACAAGATTATGAAGGAGATATCCTTTTTATTCTTGATTCTGCTGCTGGTGGTGGATCATCTCCAACACTAGACGTAACTATTGAAGATTCTGCTGACAATTCAACTTTTGCTGCATTGTCTGGAGCGGCTTTTACTCAAGTAACTGGAAGTGCATCATCACAAAAACTATCTATTAGTTCTGATGAGTGCAAAAGATATGTAAGAGTTAAGTTCACAATTGGTGGTTCTTCTCCTACATTTGATCTATCTGTTACAGGATTAGGTCTTAAAAAGTACGGTTAAATTTATTGCCCCTTAACTGGGGCTTTTTCTTATGCCTTTTACAGAAGATTTAGATACATTTTTTATAGATTTTAAAGACTCTGTTATCTACGACAATGCAGAGTATATAGCTTTTTTGGATCAGCCTGACGAAATGATAGCTGATGGAGTTGTATTAACAACTGATTACGAATTAACAGGAAAAACTAAAGATTTTGGTTCAATATTATTTGATGAAACTATAAAAGTTAATGATGAAGATTATAAAGTTAGAAGTGTAAGAAAAATTGATGATGGTAGTTTATGTAAAGTATCTCTTACTAAAACAGAGGAATAAATGGCATCAAAAAGAGAACAGATTCTTGCAGCTTTAAAAACAAAATTAACAGGTACTACTGGAGTTGCAAAAAGAATATATAGAAGTCGTCCAGAAGCTTTTGCTAAAGCAGAAACTCCAGCCATTGTTCTTGAGCCTATTAGTGATACTGCTTTAGATACTAATAGTATTCATGAAAAAATAACTTGGGAATTTAGAGTTAGAGTTTCTGTAATTGTTAGAGGTGCAATACCAGATAAAGTTGCTGATCCTACAAATGTTAGTTTGTATAACAAACTTATGACAGATCCAACAATCGGTGGACTTGCAATTGATATAAAGCCATCAACAGTTAACTTTGAAATCATTGAAGCTGATCAGCCCGCAGGGATAATTTCTAATGAATTTGATATTGAATATAGAAGTTCTTATAACAATCTTTCAGCCTAACAACCCTGTTGGACTAATATATTAAATGAACAATAGATAAACTCCAATGGCATTATTGCAACGAAAACGAGTCATTCTAATTGAAACTGAATCTGGAACTTCAGAAGCAACTGTTGGAGCTACTGACGCAGTTCAAGTTATTGATTTGAATATCACACCACAATCAAGTGATGTAGTTAATAGAGATGTTGTTAGACCTTATTTTGGTGCTAGTGAACAGTTACTAGCTAACACAAAGGTTGAATGCACATTCTCAGTCGAATTTGCTGGCAGTGGTACAGCGGGTACTCCGCCCAGGTACTCAAAAGCCTTAGAGGCGTGTGGCATGAAAGAGTCAATTTCTTCTAACGTGTCATGTACTTACAAACCAAAATCAAGTGGCATTGAGACAGTCACTATCCATTACAACGTAGATGGTGTTCTTCATAAGGCAATAAATTGCCGAGGAACTTTTTCATTAGTCTGTGAGGTAGGAGCAATCCCACGAATTGACTTTACGTTTACTGGAGAGTATGTAGCCCCAACAGATTCTGCACTTCCAACAATCACATATGGCGATCAAGCTACACCATTAATATTTAAAAATGGCAATACATCTGGTTTCCAATTATTAAGCCATCAAGGTTCATTAGCTTCATTTAATATGGATCTAGGGAATACTGTTGAATATAGAGAATTAGTTGGTGCAGCAACAGATAAAGAAGTTCTTATAACTGATAGAGCCGCATCTGGATCTGCAACAATAGAAGCTGTTGCATTAAGCACTAAAGATTTCTTTGCTGCATCTATAGCAGAAGGTTCTTTAGGTAATTTACAGTTTTTACATGGAACAACTGCTGGTAACAAAGTTCAATTTACTTCTTCTAGAGTAGATATAGGCGATGTTGCTTATAGTGAGATGCAAGGTGTTGTTATGCTTGATATTCCATATACTCTTGTACCAAGCACTTCTTCTACAGCGGCAGAAGGAGATGAATTTAGCTTAATCTATACTTAACAATTTGTATTAAAGAGCTAAAGTGTAGAAGTATATTTATTTCTACACTTTATGACTTTCATCAGAAAAAAGAAAAAAACTTTCAAATGGCCTGTTGTTGTAAGAGAGCCTAGCGAAACCAAAGTTGGTGAATATGATGAAAACCACTTTATTGGCATCTTTAATAGATTAGATAGAGATGCATATGAAAAAGCATTAGCATTAAATGATGAATTTAAAATGCTTCAAAAAATGATTGTCGGTTGGGAGGATATAACTGATGAAGATGGCAATGAAATTAGTTTTAATGAAAAAAATTTAAAAGAATTACAGCAAGACACTTATTGGTTAACTGCTGTTGTAAAAGCATATACCACTTCTCTTACTGATGAAAAATTAAAAAACTAAAAGAGGCAGTTCTGTACTGGTTGGGTGGAGGTAAAGATGTTATTGACGAAACCAATAAAGATGCACAAGCATTTGGGATAGAACTGCCTCAAAAACAAGAAAAAAAAGAAAAATATTTTGAGGTTTTTGACGATAATTGGTTAGCGGTGCAAATGTTTGTAAAAGCACAGACGCAATGGCAAACATCTTTTGGAGGTTTCGTTGGATTAAAATATGAGATATTCTTAATGCAAGGAGGATTGTTTGACCTTTACAATATTAAGGATAGGACTAAAATTCTAGAAGAACTGCAAATTATGGAAAGTTACGCTTTGCCAGAATTAAATAAAGAGAGTAAAAAATAATGGCTAATACTGTTTCAGATATAATAATTAAATTTAAAGAACATAATGCTACAAAGGTTGGTGCTGCTTTTCAAAGAATTTCAAGAGAAGCAAGAGTATTAGAAAAAACTTCTAAAAGAGTTGGTGATGTTGGTATTAAATTTTTAAGAAAAGAATTAGAAAGTCTTAGAAATGCAAATGTAAATAGTATTTCATCAATGAAAGCGCAAAGAAATGCGCTAATTGGTTTGCGTGATATGGCTGATGTTGCTGGTAATGAGTTTAAACAACTTACAGCAGAAATAAAACAAATGGATGCAGCTTTAGCTAAATCACAAGGTCAAAAAGCTGGAAGAGGAGGTAAATTAGCTGGTATTGCAAAAGGTGCTGGTGCTGTTGCCGCTGGTGGAATTTTTGGTGGTGTAGAAGGTGCTGCTGGTGCTGGTATTGGATTAGCTATTTCTGGTGGCAACCCAGCAGCAGCGGCAGTTGGCGCGGCAGTTGGCGCACAAGTAAAAATGGTACGAGAAAGTATTGGAGAAATTGCTACTTATAATGCTGCTTTAGAAAGGCAAAGACAGGCTTTGAGTTTAGTTATAGATAATAATGGTCAATATATTAAGTCACAGCAGTTTTTAGCTGAAACCAGTAAAAATTTAGCAATACCTCAAGATGTCATAGTAAGACAATTTACTTCTTTAACAGCATCAGTTAAAGGTGCTGGAAAAGAAACTAGAGATGCAGAAAAAGTATTTAAAGCAATTGCTGCTGGTATTAGAGGTACTGGTGGAAATCTTGAGGACATGAAGGCGGCAATGCGAGCAACTAGCCAGGTATTTTCAAAAGGCAAAGTATCAGCCGAAGAATTGAGACAACAATTGGGTGAAAGGCTACCCGGTGCGTTTACTTTATTTGCTGAGTCAATGGGTAAAACTCCAGCAGAATTAGATAAAGCATTAGAACAAGGTAAGGTCACGTTAGATGATTTTATGAAGTTTGCAGAGAAATTATTTGATACTTATGGTGAAAACGCAGAAATTCTTGCAGATAGTCCAGCCGCTGCTGGAGATAGATTAGCAACTGCTATTTCTGAACTTAAAGATAATTTAGGTGAACCTGTATCTGCAATTGGTGCAATGTTTCAAAATATGTCTACGACAATTGTAAATTCTATAAATGATGCAACTAATTCTGTTCAAAATAGGATGGCTGGTTTATTAACAAGAAGTATTTCAAAAAGAACAAGAGATATTGAAAAATTACAAGAAAAAACTGATAAAGCATTTGAAGATTTAAGAAAAGCAGCGCAAGGTCGTGCAATCACGTTAGATACTGGTAGTGCTTCTTTAGGAACTATTACTGTATCTGGACAAGTAGCAATCGATATGATGAGAGAAAGATATGAAGCAGCTAAAGCAGCGCAAGATGAAAATCTTGATAAATTGCTTGAAGATAAGAAAAAAAGAGATGATATTTTAGCTGCAAATATGAAACCTGTAGAAATAATGGGTATGTTATTTCATCCTGTTACCTATCAGTATTTAGGTCAGGCTGACGGTAGCGAAGATCCTTCTAAAGTATTTGATAAAGAGTCTTCTCCAAGTCCAACTGGAATTGGTCAGGGTATACAAGATTATTTTAATAGTATTAAAAAAGGTTCTGAAGAAGTAAGAGCAGTTGTCAGTAAAGCATTTAAAAGCATGGAAGATGCAATTGTTAATTTTGTTATGACAGGAAAATTAAATTTTGCTGATTTCACCAGATCAATTCTTGCGGATATGGCAAGAATAATTGTAAGGCAAGCAATTATGAAACCAATATTAAGTGCATTTGGTTTTGGAGATGGAGGTGTTGTTAGTGGAGGAACAGCATCAGCTTCTGGTGAAGTAACGATGGCAAACTTTAATGCAATGGGTAATGCATATGGCAGAAATGGAATACAAAAATTTGCACGAGGGGGCGTTGTCCATTCTCCTACTATTTTTCCATTCAAGAACGGCATTGGCTTAATGGGCGAGGCCGGGTCTGAGGCAATTCTCCCGCTGAAGCGCACCAAGCAAGGAAAGCTAGGAGTTGAATCTTCTGGAGGAGGTGGAGGCAATGTTGTTAATGTTTCTGTAAATGCTGGTGGCACATCTGCTCAAGGTAATACAATGAAAGCAAATCAACTTGGTAAGATGATAGGCACTGCTATAGAAGCAGAGCTTATTAAACAAAAACGACCAGGTGGTATTCTTTATACATAATGGCTACTTTTGACTCTTCTGGTGTCGGTTCTGATGTATCACCAAGCTATTCTCCTCAATTAACAGTTGAAAATAATATTATCACTGTTGCTTTAGGCGATGGGTATGAACAGCGTTTACAAAACGGTATAAATGCTACTAGAAGAACATTTTCTTTATCGTTTTTAAATAGATCAGATACAGTAACTACTAACATTTTAAATTTTTTATCTGATCCAACAAAAGGTAATAATGGTGCAAAATCTTTTAATTGGACTCCCCCATTTGGATCTACTGGAAAATGGGTTTGTCAGAATCCATCAGTAACTATGGTTTCACATGATTTAAATGATATTGAATTAGTATTTAGAGAAGTATTTGAGCCATGACCGATTCTTATATAAGTGAATTACAAAAACCAGATCCTAGTGCGATAATTCAATTATATGAACTTGAACTTGTTGAGGGAACACATTACGCAACAGGTAATCCAGATAGCGTTATTACTACATATTGTTGGCATTCTGGAATGACTGCTGCTGGCGCAGGGTCTATTGTTTATAATTCTAAAACTTATAGTCCAATGCCTATCGAGGCTGAAGGGTTTG